AGGCCATGAATCACATGATGGCCGGAAGCATGGGGGCGGCGGCATGACGAAGCCCAAGAAGAACCCGACGCCCGTGCGCCACATCGTCATCAGCCGACCGCGTGTTCGCGCATGGTGGCCGGCAGACGCGCCGCCAGTCATCACCTCAGCCACGAAGGTAACGATCGCGCCGAGCCATCCAGACCCCTCGCACACCAACACGCATTCGAAGTCGCCATGACAGGAGGCAGCATGACGAGCGATCCAAGCGGCCACTTCTGCGGAATCTGCGGAGAACCAGACTGCAACGGAGAGGGCTGCGGAGAAACCATCCCTGAGCCGAGAGAGCAGGAGGAACCGCGCCGGCTGTCGCCATTCGTGCGCCTGGCAGGTCTGTCCGTAGCCTGCTGGACGGTGGCGGGCTTTGCGATCTGGTGGCTCAAGTGACCCGATACGCCCGCAAGGTGGACCGCAACCACGGCGAAATCCGGGATGGGCTGCGCAAGCTCGGCTGGACGGTCCACGACCTCTCAAGCGCAGGCGATGGCGTGCCGGACCTGGGCGTTCCAGTGAAGCCTGGACACCCGCACTTCCTAGAAATCAAGGACGAGGACAAACCGCTCTCTGCTCAGAAGCTCACGAAGGCCCAAGAGGTGTGGCACTCGTTCGCGTGGCAGATCACGAGCAAGGTGAGGAATTTGGACGAAGCAGTCAAGGCCCTGGAATGGGCAAGGGGCAGGGCATGACCCAAAGACAACAGCCACCCGAAGGTGGCCGCCGCAAGCGTTTCAACATCGCTGTTGATGTGCTTGCTGGGCTATCCATCTTTAGCCTGCTGTTCTATGGGGTGACGGGTATGCCGATGTGGTCCCCGCTTGGGGAGCGCGACGATCTGCGGGCAATGATCCTTTTTGTCGCCCACATTGTGCCGCTGATATACGCCCTCCTTCGGAGAGGGATTCAGGAATGACCTGTCCCGGCTGCATCGAGGCAGAAGCCAACCCGCGCACCGTCATCAAGTACGGCAACTGCATGTCGTGCGATGCCAGAGGTGTTGCGCAGAGCGACGAGGCCAAAGCCAGAGAGGCCGACCCCGGCGCGCTGCAAGCCGTGATGCGTCAGGCCTGGAAGAACCACGCGGACTACCTCAAGGCTCGCCCGCTCGTGTGGATGTGGATTCAACGCCTTGAATCATTGCGGGAAACGACATGAATAACAGCAAAGAAGGCAAGAAAACTGTCAGAAAACCACCAAATGCAGGCAAAGGCAGGCCAAAAGGCACGCCGAACAAGATAACCGGCGAATTGAAAGAAATGATCCTTGGTGCGCTCGACCAGGCCGGCGGGATGGAATACCTCGCAGCAAAGGCTGAGAGCCATCCGCAGGCGTTTCTGGCGCTGATCGGCCGGGTATTGCCGATGACGATTGCCACCGATGGCGATACCGGGCTTAAGAGCCTGACTGTCACATTCAAATGAAACATCGCGGGAGCCGCTACTTTCACGCCTCGATAGCACAGCGAAGCGAAGACCATAGATCGCTAACCGAACACCTCCCGCAACCTCCATGGGTGTTGGCATGCGCAAACCGGAGCGGCTGGCAAGAGATAGCCCGGGAATCTGTGGACTGTGCCCCTAACCTATGAACGCTGAATTTCCTCGCAAACTTGAGTTTCTTTTTCAGCCCAAGCGCTACAAGGTAGCCCGTGGGGGCCGCGGCTCGGGTAAGTCGTGGGGGTTCGCCCGCGCGCTGCTGATACTCGGCGCCAAGAGCAAGTTGCGCATCATCTGCACGCGGGAAGTGCAGAAGTCGATCAAGGATAGCGTCCACAAGCTGCTTGGCGACCAGATCAGCGGGCTCGGCTTGGGCAGCTTCTACCAAGTGCTGGAAAAGGAGATTCGCGGGACCAATGGAACCGAGTTCCTGTTCGCCGGCCTGAGCGACCAAACGGTGGACTCAATCAAGAGTTTCGAGGGCGCCGATATTTGCTGGGTCGAAGAGGCGCAGACCATCACCGAGCGCTCCTGGAAGATCCTGACGCCGACTATCCGCAAGCCGGGCTCAGAGATATGGGTGACGTTCAACCCCGACCTGGACGACGATCCGACCTATACCCGGTTTGTCGCTGAACCGCCCAAAAATTGCATCTCCATCGAGATGAACTACAGCGACAACCCGTGGTTCGGCGGGGAGTTGGAGGATGAGCGTGAGGGCGATGAGCGCCGCTACACGAAGGACGAGTATGAGAACGTGTGGCTAGGCAAGTGCAAGGCGGCTGTCACCGGCGCGATCTACGCCAACGAGATCCGCGACGCCATCGAGAAGGGCCGCGTCTGCAACCTGCCATATGACCCGGGCCTGAAGGTTCATCAGGTGTGGGACTTGGGCTGGAACGACCAGATGTCGATCATCCTCGCCCAGCGCCACCTTTCCGAGGTCCGGGTGATCGAATACATCGAGGAAAACCACAAGACCCTCGATTATCTGAGCGCCGACCTGAAACTACGCCGATTCAACTGGGGCAGGGTATTCCTCCCCCACGACGGCGGCCATGGAAACTACCTGACCGGGGAATCTGCGGTGAAGACCATGCATAAACTCGGGTGGAATGTGGCGATGACCCAGGGCACGGGAGATTCTCGCTTCGGCGTGCCCAACATACCAGTTGAAACCGGAATCAAACAGGCGCGGATGCTATTCCCGCGTGTATACTTCGACAAAACCAAGGCCGCGCTGCTCGTTTCCAGGCTGAAACGGTATAAGCGCAATGTCCCGACCACAACTGACGAACCGTCAGCACCAGTCCACGACATCAATAGCCACGGCGCCGACGATTTCCGGTATCTCTCCCTCGTTGTTCCGCAGATGAGCAATGAGGACAGCAAGCCAATCGTCTACCCCAAAGGTGGGGTTATCTAAGGAGCGCCGCCCATGAGTATCGAACTGAACCGCCGCGTGAAAACGCTCGAACAGCAACTGGCCGAAGTGAACCGGCAAATTGCTGCGCTGCAAAAGCCTGCTGAATGTGTGCAGGGCTGCGCGGAAGTGATGGAACTGGTGAAGCAAGTAGAGAAACGCCCTGTTGGCAGACCCCGGAAAAATGGCTGAAACAACCCTCGTCGCGGCGATCGAATCGTATGAGTCTCTCGCCGAGACGGGTGGAAACCTTGCCAAAGAGCGCGCCCAAGCGCTCGATTACTACCTTGGCAACCCGCTTGGCAACGAGGTAGACGGTCGCTCCCAGGTCGTCTCGCGCGACGTGTGGGACACCGTGGAGTGGATCAAGCCGCAGCTTGCCGAGGTGTTCTGCGGCGGCGACGACATCATCAACTTCTCCCCTCGCAGTCCCGAGGATGTGCCCAAGGCCGAGCAGGAAACGGAGTTCGTTAACTACGTCATCACGCAAAAGAACAACTGGTTCGAGACGTGGTATGCGTGGAGCCACGACGCCCTGTTGCAGAAAGTCGGCTACGTCAAGGCGTACTGGGACGACTCCGAGGAAGAAACCGAAGAGAAGTATCAGGGCCTGAGCGATGACGAAGTGGTCATGCTGCTCCAGGACGAGGAAGTGGAGCCGACCGAGGCCGAGCAGGACGAATACGGCGGCTGGAACATCACGGTCAAGCGCACCAAGCACTACGGCTGCGCAAAGTTCGTCAACGTCGCGCCGGAGAACGTGAAGGTTGACAGCAACGCGCGCAACCTGAACCTCAACGATCCGAGCTGCAACTTCTCGGCGCACGTCGAACAGAAGACCATCAGCCAGCTTCGCAACGAAGGGTTCAAGGTCGATGACGACCTGAGCGACGACGGCAGCAACACCGCGACGCTTGAGGACAGCCGGCGCCAGTCGTCAGGCACGGGGACCACCGAGAACGAAGACGCCGACCCGAGCATGCGCAAGGTGTGGGTGCGCGAGTGCTGGATTCGCCACGACGACGACGGCGACGGCAAGGCCGAGATGCTCCACGTCATCATCGTGGGCACGACCATCCTGCTCAAGGAGAAGGCCGAGCGCTCGATGCTCGTTGCCCTGTGCCCGACGCCGCTACCTCACCAGCACAACGGCTTGTCCGTGGGCGATGCGGTCAAGGACTTGCAGCTCATCAAGACAGCCCTGCTGCGCGGCGGGCTGGACAACCTCTACCTGGCGAACAACGGCCGGCACGCGGTTGACGCCGACACGGTGGACCTGGACGACATGCTCGTGTCGCGCCCGGGCGGCATCGTGCGGGTGAAGGGGCCTCCGGGCAACTCCATCATGTCCCTCACGCACCCCACGAAGGGGGCTGAGTCGGTGCCGATGATGGAATACATCGACCGGGTTGCTCAGAAGCGCACGGGCGTCAACGAGCAAAGCCAGGGCCTGGACCCCAACGTCCTGCAAACGGCCACGCACTCCGCGCAGATCGCCACTGCGGCCATGCAGCGCATCAAGTTCATCGCGCGCATCTTCGCCGAAACAGGCGTGAAAACGCTGTTCGGGCTGGTCCACGAACTGACGCTCAAGCACTCGCGCAAGGCCGAGATGATCCGCCTGCGCAACCAGTGGGTTGCAGTGGACCCGCGCGAGTGGAAGAAGCGCGCTGACATGCAGATCAGCGTGGGCCTGGGTGCCGGCGACAAGATGCAGCAGATCGTGTTCCTCCAGGGCATCCTGGAGAAGCAAATGATCGCCCTTCAGGGAGGCTTGACCAGCCCGCCGAAGATTTACAACGCGCTGAAGCGGCTCACCCAGGCCGGCGGGTTCAAAGACCCGAACGAGTTTTGGGACGACCCGGCAACCAGCCCGCCGAAGCCGCCCGCACCGCCTCCTGAGCTTCTCGTGGAGCAGGCGAAGGGTCAGGTCGCCATGCAGCTTGAGGACAAGCGCGCACAGACCACGATGGCAACGGAGCAACTGCGCGGCCAACTCAAGATGCAGGAGCTTCAAGCGAACCTGCAACTGCAAGCCACCAACGACCAGCGCGACTCCGAGCGCGAGACGCACCGTGCGGTCATGGAAGCGCAACTCGAACAGCAGCGCCAGCAGCTTGACCGCTGGATGACCGAGGCCACGAACAACCTCGCCAAGTACAAGGCCGACCAGGACGCGCAGGTCAAGTTGACCATCGCCGGCCTCCAGTCGCAGTCCGATCCATCGACCGAGGTGCAGATGTTCGACGCCGAGCGCCAGCGCCAGCACGAGATGGAAATGAAGGAAATCGACGCGATCACGCGCCAGCACACAGCGGAAAACCGGAGTCAAGCATGAAGATCAAACACCTATTGGCGTGGCTTGCTGCCGGCATCCTCGCTTCCGCGGCACACGCAGCCGGCGATACCAGCGCCACCGGCACCATCACCACGCAGAACCTGTCCTCGTCCGAGACGTGTACCGCGAACTCGTGCGTCGAAATCGATGTCACGGACAAGGGCACGCTATCGGTACAGGTGTCTGGCACATACACGGGTGCGCTGACCCTCCAGCGGACCAATGACCGGCTGTCCTGGACCACTCTGAGCGCCTCAACCACGTTCACCAACGGTGCCGGCACGCAGACAGCCACGATCACGTCAGGCACGACCGGCACGTTTGCCATTTCCGGGGCCGCTGGCTTCCGCAAGATCCGGCTGACCGGCCTCGCCGCGATGACGGGCACGGCTACGGTGACGTTCTTCACTGCTGCGCCTGGCGGGGGCGGCGGCGGCAGTTCGGGCGGTGGTGGCGGTGCGGTCACGGTGTCGGATGGATCTGACGCCACGCAGGGCACGACCACGGACGCGGCCTGCGCCACGGACAACGGCAACTGTACTGTCGTGCAGCTCGTGAAGCGCACGAACCAGCGCCTCACGCAGATCGACACCGACATCACGGCGACCAACGCCCAGTTGCCGGCAGCGCTTGGCGCGACAACGGCAGCGGCTTCCCTGCCTGTCACGCTGGACACGACTGTCGCCAGCACCACGGCAAACGCTGCCACGACCAGGCTTGCGGTCAGCCTAGACCTCGCAACCCCGGTCACAGGCACCGCGGCGGCGGCGGCTGTCCTCTCGAACATGCCGTTTGCAGTGGGGAAGGGCGCGAAGTCGGTCATCGTCAACCTCACGGCCAACACCGCGACGGCCAACTTCGAGTTCAGCACGGACGGCACCGCGGCGTATGCGGTTGTCTCCTGCTGGCTCAAGGGCAACAGCGGCTCCAGCGGCATGGTCACAAGTTCGACCAGCGCCAGCACCTACATTTGCCCGGTCGAAGGCACGCATTTCCAGGTGCGCCAGTCCGGCGCTGGCGGCGTCACGGCCACGGTCACGCCGAGCGTGCGAGACGTGATGCAAACCATCGGAGTCAATATCGGCGGCGGTACGGCTCAAGTCACCGGCGCGGCTGCCGTGGGAGCGTCTGCATCCGGCAACCCAGTTCCCTTGGCTATCGAAGGCCGCACCTCTGCGCCTACTGTCGTGACCAACGGTCAGGTGCAGCGCCTGTGGGGCACCCTGAGCGGCGTGATTCCGTTCAAGCCGTACACCATTCCCGAACTGGAATGGAACTACGCGGCGGCGTCCGGCGGCATCTCAAACACGACTACCGCGGTGACGTTCCAGGCGTCAGCCGGCGCTGGCCTGCGCAACTACGTGACGGCTGTTGACCTGATGTGCGAGGCGCTGACCAACGCGACGGAAGTGGCGATTCGAGACGGCGCAGGCGGTACGGTGCTTTGGCGTACCAAGGTGGGCACAGGCGGACTGACAGCCGGCCGGCACATCAAGTTCCCGAACCCCCTCAAGGGCACCGCAGCGACGCTGCTGGAAGTGCTGACGATCACGGCATCCGGTGCCGGCGCCTGCTACTTCAACGCCAGCGGCTACTCGGCGCCTTAAGCCATGCGCAGCCTCGCAGTAGCGCTTGCAGTCCTGCTCGCATGCGGCGGGGCTGACGCCAAGCGCGTTTACAAGGGGTCGCGCACTGCCGCGGCTCCGACTGCCACGCTCACGGTCACATGGGGCGCCATCCCGACGACGGACGCCGATAACACCGCGATTGGGACGATCACCGATCAGCAGGTCTGTTACGACACGACGAGCCGCATGGGCACGCCTGCCGACTACGGAACGTGCGTATCGGTCGGCAGCGCTTCAGCCCTCACGTACCAGCTAACAGGCCTCGCAGCCAACACAACCTACTACATCGCCACCAAGGTGGTTGTGTCGGGGACGGTATCCGGCGCGAGCGTCGAAGTCTCCGCGACGACAGACCCATGAAAAAGATCCTTGCGCTTGCCATCCTCCTGTCGCCTTGGATCGTTGCTCAGGCCGCCACCAAGTATTACTGCGACTGCGACACCGGCTCTCACCCGAGCTGCATTCGAGGCGATGAGGGTAGCGACGGTTCGACCCCGGCTCTGGCGAAGCGGCTGTTCAGCACGTACATCACGAACTGGAAGGCCGGCGCGGCTGGCGATCAGTTCCTGCTCTGCCAGGGCGGGGCGTGGGACAGCGGAACGCAGACTGTCGCCAGCGGCGGCAACCTCAACAACTCAAACGCCACGGCGGCAAACCCGATCGTCACCGACTGGTACGACGCGACAGCGGTGTGGAGCGGTGGAGCAGGCATCCAGCCACTGCTGAAGAACGCAGCCGCGACCCGCATCTTCGACATCGCGCAGGGCACGCTAACCACGGCGCGCAACGGCTACACCTACCGGCACCTGAACCTCGATGGCGGCGGCACGAACACGCAGTACCTCATGGGTATCGGCGGCGGGCACAACTACATCACCCTCGACACGATGACGTTCAACGCATCGGGCGGCGGCATCCAGTGCAACGGGGCGACGACGAGCGCGCCGGCCGGTGGGCAGAGCGTGGCGAAGAGCGAGCACCTGAACGTGCTTCGCTCGACGATCACCAACATGACGGGCATCGGCATCCTCACCTCGTGCAACGACACGCGTATCGAGGACAACACGTTCGACCACAACGGAACGAACGTCACCGACCACCACATTTACACCACCGGGATGAACGTGGCCCGTGCGGTGCCCACCATCTCATCGATCACGGGTGACGGCACGACGGTGACGGTCACCACGACAGCGCCGCATGACATTTGGACGGGCGTCCCGACCACGCGCGAGACGGCGGCCACCATCAGCGGTGTTACCGGCGGCACCGGCAGTTGGGGCATCACGCTCTTTACCGCGGGCTCGGCGATCACCTACGTCAGCCCCACCCAGTTCAGCTACAAGCAGACCGCCAACGGCACCGGCTCAGGCGGGTCGATTACGGGCGTGCGGCAGGTCGTGCCTGGAACCGAGATGGTGATCCGTGGCAACACCCTGACGAACGCCAACGTCGGAGCGGCCGGGTCGTGCGGGGAAGCCGCCTACGTGGCGCACGGTGAGTGGGCGAAGATCATCATCGAGAACAACCTCTTCCGCGAGGACGTTGCCACCTCCAGCGGCTCATGTGCTGCCATCGAGTTCTCGGACGGTGGCTACGAGCCGCCCGAAAAGAACAACGCGATGTCGGAGCTGGTCATCAGCAACAACACTTGCATCAACTACGCCACATGCGTGGGCGTCGATCTCACCGCAAATGTGCTGATCCAGAACAATTTCGATTACACCGAAGCGGCGACGACCGGCGGTGCGGGCTTCAATCTGCGGGTGAAGAACAACACGCCAGCCGCCGCCTACTCCGGCACGGCGACGAGCGGCGGAGCGAGCACGCTGACCGACACCGGCAAGACCTTCAGCGGGCTCACCGCGAACCGAAGCACGGTGAAGATCACGGGCGGCACGGGGGCAGGGCAGCGCGCGACGATCCTGTCCAACACCGCAACCCAGTTGACGATGACGGCACCGTGGGCGACCCCGCCCGACAACACGTCCACCTACACGGTGAGCGTGCAGAGCGGCATCCCCGTCTTCGGCCTCGACCCCGACAAGGTGACGATCCGGTACAACACGACGTACCGAACGAACCCTGACTTCGATACGGCTGGAATCCGGCTCAACGGCAACGCGACGGACAACCTTTCGGGCCGGAATCACAACCTCTACGGGAACGTCGTCATCCTGGGCACCACCGCCACGACGGCCACCAAGTGCTTCGATACGTCAAACATGACGATGTCGTGGTTCGACACCAAGGACTACAACTCCTGCTACTACCTCGGGGCATCCGTGCCGAAGTGGGAGAACACGTCCACCCTTGCCGCAGTGCAGGGTGCCGGCACGCCGACCGACACACACAGCACCTTCGCGGCTACCACGAGCGTGACAGCCGATCAGCCGTTCTTTACCGCGCCGACAACCTCGCCGGCCACGGGCGCCAGTTCGGCCCTGATCGGCGGCGGCGTGCCTGGCGTGAAGCCAAACGGTGCCTGGGGAGGCTTCAAGCGGGCAGCAAGCCCGACCGATCGGGGCGCCTACGAGCGCGGCGCTGCGACAGCGCTGCCGAACTCACAGACCCGGATCGGAGCAACAGCGCCATAAGCAGCCCGGGGAGAAGCAGCCACAAGGTGCCGGCCTCGGGAACCTCGGAGACTCGCGCAAGCGCCCCAGGCGCAGCCGCGATGTCACCATCGCGCACGGCCCAAACGAACAGCGGGGCGCTCCCCTCGTTGGTAAAGCCCAGCGTCAGGCGCGTGGCGTTGAAATAGGTGTGATAGCCCTGTGCCCAGCCGTCAGGCACTTGCGAGCCCAGCCAGTAGGCGGCGTTCCCGTACTGCACGTTGCGGAACTGCTCGAACCCAGCCAACTTACCAAGCTCTGACGCCACAGGCATGCAGTCCGTGATGTGCCCTTCGCCATCGTCGGTGCAATTGAAGCTCGTCACCTTCGGCAGCCGCCAGCCGGTGACGCCGAACAGATCCAGCGATTGAACGAACGACTGCGCAGAGGCCATGTCAGCGCTCCCCGGGACGCCTGGAGCGGTGGGCTCCATCCCCATGGATGCGGCCAAGTTGGCATCGGCTGCGAAGGTCATGTCCTGGGCCGGGTCATAGAACGCATCGACCGTTCCGTCCCCGTTGATGTCACGAGCCGCTAGGCCGGGTGTTTGTGCGGCAAATGCTGCCGAACTGCAAGCCAGCAAGGCGGTTGCTGCGCTGAGTGCACGCATGGTGTTTCCCTCCATATGGTTTTTTTGAGCTGCAAAGGGTATGCCAGTCCACCGGGCCGCATGCCCCCAACTCGTGGGGGTGTATGCGCATACAGCATGCGCATGCAATCGCCAGCGCGGAGTAGTATCTCGATATTCAGTATGGAGAAACCCCAATGGACCTCGACAAAGCAGTTTCCCGCGGTAATCGCGCCGAGGAATTGATGAATGATCCACTCATGGTGGAGGCCGCGGCACATATTGACGCCGAGTTATGGCGCCTATTCCAGAGCGCCGTCCCGACAGATATTGAATCGCTGGCGCAGATCAAATCCATGCAGTACATGCACGGTAAATATGCGGCATTCCTGAAAAAGTGTATTCAGGACGGGAAAATGGCTAGAATGGATATTGAACGAAGGAAAAAATCGCTCAAGGAGCGGTTTCTGGGATAACCCCGAAGGATCAATATGCAAGCTACGCCGGAAACGGAAGCCCAAGAATCTCAAGGCCTGACCGAGGATCAAGCGGTCGCCGAGTTAATGACCAGGTGGGGAAAGTCGGCGGAGCCTGAAAAGAAGGCGGAAACCCCCGACAAACCAGCGTCAGAGGAAACCGAGGAAGAAACCACGGGGGAGCAGCCGGAAGGCGACGCGAAACCCGAGGCGGAAACTGAGGAATCAGACGACGCTGACGGTGAAATCGAGATCGATGTAGCGGGGGAGAAGTTCAAGTTCCCCAAGGCCATCCGGGAAAGTATCCAGCGCGTCGAAGCCAAGGCCAAAGAGGTTGAGGCTGGCGCGACTCGTAAATTCCAGGAGGCCGCCGATCTGCGAAAAGCCGCAGAAGTGCAAGTCCAGTCTGCCAAGCAGCTACAGCGCATCAGCGAGGCCCAAGCGGACCTCCTTGCCGACCATCGGATGGTCGCGCGCCGGTTGACGGCCCTGGAAAGCATCGACATCAACAGTGTCGAACCCGATGCGCTCTCGCGCCTCAACGCGGAATACAACCAGCTCCGAGCCGCCAAGGATCGAATCGAAGGCCAGTACAAGCAGAACATTGGCGCGATGCAGGAAGAGGAAACGAAGTCCCTCTCTGCCAAGCGCGAACACTGCGAGAAGGTCATCGCGGCCAAGGTCAAAGGCTGGAGCCCGGAGCATGCACGCAAGCTCTCCGAGTACGCGATGGGCAAGGGCGTGCCGGCGGACACCCTCAAGGGCATCAGTGAACCCTGGATGGTGGAAATCCTCGATGACGCGGCCTACGGGGCTGCCATGAGGAACGCCAAAGCGGCGACGTTCAAGCGGGTGGAAGCCACCCCCAAGACCCTGAAGCCCGGTGCGGCAGGGAACCCGAATTCTGCGGCCCAAGCAAGGGTCGCCGCAGCCGCTGCCAAGGTCAAGAAGTCCGGCAGCCTGGCAGACGCGGCGTCACTGCTCATCGCAAAGATGAACGCGAAGGGTCGCAAAACCTAATAGGCAAGCGACATGACCCAAGTTTCTGGAACCTACGACACCTACGACCTCGTCGGCATGGCCGAGGATGTCGAAGACGTGATTTTCAACATCTCGCCGACCGACACGCCCGGGCTCACGATGAGCAAGCGCGGCAAGGCCACGTCGACGAACCACCAGTGGCAGACCGACTCGCTCGCGGCGGCCAGCTCGAACAAGGCGGTCGAAGGCGACGACGCTTCGTATGCAACCGCGGCTCCGACCACGATGCTGTCGAACCGCCTGCAAATCTCGCAGAAGACCGTCCTCGTGTCGGGCACTGCGGACGCCGTTCGCAAGTACGGTCGCGCGGAGGAATTCGCGTACCAGTTGATGAAGCGCGGCAAGGAACTGAAGCGCGACATCGAGCACACCATCGTGCGCAACCAGGCCTCCAGCGTCGGCGGCTCGCAGACCGCTCGTGCGGCTGCTGGCTGGGAATCGATGATCGCCGGCAACCGCATCCTGAGCGCATCGACCGATTCGAGCGGCACGACCCCGGGCTATGCGTCTGGTGACTGGACCGCCCCGACCGATGGCACTACGGCAGCGCTGGATGAAACCACGCTGGTGTCGGCCCTCACGGCTGCGTGGAGCGATGGCGGCGATCCCAGCGTCATCATGGTGGGCACCGCTCAGAAGCGAAAGATCGCAGGCTTTGCCGGCGCGACCTCCTTCGCTGGCGTGAGCGTCAACCAGGGCCGCACGGCTCAGGGCGTGGTCGTTGGTGGCGTGGATCTCTACGTCTCCGACTTCGGCGAGCACAAGGTGGTTCTGAACCGCTACATGCGCGCGTCCACGCTGTTCTGCATCGACCCGGACCACGTTCAAACCGTGTGGCTGCGGCCCATCAAGTACACGGCGCTGGCGAAGACCGGCGACGCGGAAAAGGGGCAACTGCTGTGCGAGTGGGCGCCGATGATGAGCAACCCCGATGCTCATGCAAAAGTGATGGATCTGACCTGATCCTCCTTGATCCCCGGGGCTTCGGCCCTGGGGGTTTTTTGACGATGGATGGAGAACACCATGAAATTGCCTCCCGACTACATGCGACAGAACCCGCAGCTTCCGCCGAACTACCGACGCATCAACAACCGATAGGGCAGGCGCGTGCGTATCCACGGCGTAGAGCACGATGCCCTAACTGGCGTCACGACGACATACGGCTCCGAAGACGGAAAGATGATCGTCAAGACCGAGCAGGACGTGGCGCCGCACCTGGACTATTCGATCGCGCTCCAGAACAACCCTGACTACGCCAAGCAGGGCATCAAGGACAACTTTCAGCACGTCTGCCACATCCCCGATTCGGTGCTGATGCAGATGCGGAACGAAGACGGCTTCGACGCCATCCGCGCGCCGGCCGCAGAACTGCTCGCGCACATGCGCCGGCACCGCGCGAAATACGGCTACCTCTTCACGACTGCGGGGCGCGTTTGAGCGACCAGTACAAGCGCCTCGAAGCGCTGATGGACACAGACCCCGACGAGGCCGCGCGCCAGGCGTCGGTGTTGCTGGACAAGAACTACGAAGACCCGGGCGCGATGTTCCTCATTGCCTCCGTCTTCTGCCGCGCCGAAAAGTACGGCATGGCGGCGAACCTGTTCAAGCGCCTCACCGAACTCAAGCCAGATCGCTCCGAGCCGTGGAACAACTTCGGCATGTGCCTGAGCGGCATGGGCCTGCACCTCAAGGCGCGGGTCGCGTACACGAAGGCCTGGGAGCGCAAGAAAACCGCCCTGTACGCCGCAAACATCGGCATCACCTACATGGAGATGCGCGAGCACAAGAAGGCCTTGGAGTGGTGCGACAAGGCCCTGAGCATGGAGCCCGAATGCCGTACCGCCCTGACCACCAGAGGCCTAAGCCGGCTTGCTACCGGTCAATGGGCAGGTGGTTGGGCGGACGGCGCCAGTTCCATCGGCGGCAAATTCCGCAAGGAGCTGCGCTACCGCGATGAGGGCCGATGGGATGGCAAGCCGGGCGCGAACCTCGTGATCTATGGCGAGCAGGGCCTGGGCGACGAAATCATGTACGCCTCCTGCGTGCCTGACGCGATGCGCGAAAACACCGTGATCGTGGAGTGCGACCCGAGGCTGCAAGGCCTCTTCCGCCGCTCCTTCGATTGCCCGGTGTACGGCACCCGGCGCGTGAACGAAATCGAGTGGCCGAACGATCACCACATCGACGCCGGCATTCCATGCGGGCAACTGCCTGAGTTCTACCGCCCCACGCCGCAGTCATGCCCGGGAACGCCTTACCTCGTGGCCGATCCAGAGCGCCGGCTCCAGTGGCGAGCGCTGTTCGACTCGTGGGGCAGGAAGCCGAAGATTGGCATTGCGTGGTCTGGCGGCTCCAAGCACAACAACCCCGGCGCGCGGAACATGGGGCTCGATGGTCTTCGCCCGCTGTTTCAGTCGATCGATGCTGACTGGGTGAGCCTTCAGTACAAAGACCCGAGCGCGGAGATTGCCGATGGCGGCTTCCCCGTGCGCCACTTCCCGCGGGCTTGTGAGACTCCCGACTACGAGGACACCGCGGCCATGGTCGCGGAGTTGGATTTCATCGTGTCGGTGCCGACCACCGTTGTCCATCTGGCCGGCGCTATGGGGGTCAAGGCGTACTGCCTCGTCCCGCCAGAGGCCGATTGGAACTGGCAATGCGGCCTGCCTTGGTATCAATCCGTCGAACTGTTCCGCAAGCTCGACGCGGAAACATGGAGCGCTTGCTGTGAACGATTTGCTTCGCATATTCATCGGTTACGAGCCGAGACAGCCCCTGGCTTTCAACGTGCTCCAGCACTCGATCTTGCGCCACTCATCGCGCCCGATCAGTATTTGCCCTCTCGTGCTCTCGCAACTGCCGATCAAGCGTAGGGGCCTGACCGAATTTACGTTTTCGAGATTCCTTGTCCCGTACCTCTGCGGGTTCAAGGGCAAAGCGGTGTTCATGGACGCCGACATGGCGGTTACCGGCGACATCGCGGAGCTGTTCGAGCACGGCGGCATGAACGCCGTTTCCGTGATGATGGATCAGCCCAAGTTCGAGTGGGCGAGCCTGATGCTGTTCAACTGCGGCGCGTGCCTGCGGTTGACGCCTGAGTTCATCGACAACGAAGAGAACAAGCTGTTCGACTTCGACTGGGCGCCCTACGTCGGAAGCCTGCCCCAAGAGTGGAACCACTGCGTTGGGTACGCCGAGCCAGCAGAGGCGAAGCTGTACCACTACACGCAGGGCCTGCCGTGCTTCTACGAGACGCTTGGTCTGCCGGAAGACAGCATCTGGAACGATGAGCGCAAGGCGATGCTTCACAGCGTGCCGTGGAAAGAACTGATGGGCAGGTCCATCCACGCCGAGCCGGTGCTGAAGCGCCTCTATCAGCGCCTGACCGCGTGAACATCACCTTCAAGCACTGCGGCGAAAAGCTCGCCTCCAGCCGCTACCGCGCGCTCATCCCCACGCGCGAACTCGCCAAGCTCGGCATCGGCCCGGGCATGGACTGGGTGGTGATGAATAAGCACAACTGGAAGTGGATCGAGCAGACGGCCGGCTATGCGCGCGCCTGCTACGACGTTTGTGACGACCACTTCAGCGACGGCAAGGCCGAGCACTACCTCGAATGCTGCGCCCGGGCTGACCGGGTGACATGCAATAGCCCGGAAATGGCCCGCGTCATCAAGGCCAAGACCGGCCGCGACGCCATCGTGATCCCCGACCCCTACGAGCAACCAGAAAGGCCCCCGCGTGTTCACGACAAGCTATTGTGGTTCGGGCACCGGGCCAACCTCCAAGACCTGGCGCCGTGGATGTCCCGCCTTCCGGGCTGCGTCGTTGTCTCTAACGCGGACCTACCGGGGATCACGCAGTGGACCCCTGAAGTCATGGATGCGGCATTCTCTGCCGCCGGGCTCGTTGTCATTCCAACTGGCAAGTCTGCCGCCAAGTCTGCTAACCGGGCGATCGAGAGCATTCGTAGAGGGCTTTTTCCAGTCTGCGGATACCTCCCCGCCCATGCGGACCTCGGAGTGTGGCAGGGCGACATCCTTGATGGGGTTCGTTGGGCCTTGGGACACCCTGACGAGGCACTAGGGCGCATCAGGCGCATGCAGGCCTACGTGAGGCGCGAGTACAGCCCTCAGCGCATCGCACGCCTGTGGCTGGAGGCGCTGTCCTGATGGGTCATTACAACCAGCTTCTGTTTTGCAAGCAGTTCATCCCGCAGAGCCCCGGGCGCATCCTCGAAATCGGCTCCAAGCAGTACGGCTCGACACAGCGTTTCCGCGAGGCCTACGGGGGTGACTACGTGGGGCTCGACCTGGAGCCGGGTGAGGGCGTCGATGTGGTGTGCGACCTGACGCAAGGAATCGGCGACCTGGAGCCTGAATCCTTCGACCTCGTTATCTGCTGCTCGGTTCTTGAGCACGTAGCTAGGCCTTGGAAAATGGCCGAGAACATCATTCGACTCATCAAACCCAAGGCTCAACTATACGTCTCCGCGCCGTGGGTGTGGCGGTATCACCCGTACCCGGACGACTATTTTCGGTATTCGTGGCGCGGCCTGCAATCGCTGTTCGAGCCGCTGAAGTTCGGCAAGTGCTTCTATTCCACGATGGTGGACGGCGAGATATTCAAGGCAGACCCGGGAGCGGATACACGGTTTTGGAAGCAGGACGACAACGGACGCAAGTATCTGCCGTGCCTGGAAGTGCATGGCATAGGCAGGAAACCATGATTAAGCTAAACTTGGGCGCAGGGGCTCAGAGGATTCCCGGTTTCACTTCGGTGGACATGGCGAACAACTGGACCAGCATCCCACCCGACGTGGTAGCGGATGTGACGGACCGACTGCCCTTTCCCGACGACCACGCCGACGAGGTTCACGCTTACCACGTCTTCGAGCACATCCTCCGCTGGAAGGTGGAGGACACGCTCAAGGAGTGGATTCGCGTCCTCAAGCCGGGCGGCCTTCTCGTGCTGGAAATGCCGTGCCTGGACAAGGTGCTCGATGCCTTCGTCTGGTACTCCCAGCAAGGCAAGCCGGCGCCTGTCCACCTCACGATGTGGGGCCTGTTCGGCGACCCCCGGTACAAGAACGAGGCCATGCTGCACCGATGGTGCTACTCGGCCGCTGAACTCCGGGACCTGCTGGCCTATGCCAAGCAGGAGGAAATCACCGAAGCCGAGCCACAGACGCACCAGCCCATCCGAGACATGCGCTTTGAAAGCAGGAAACCATGGCCGCAAGTTACACCGACCTGAAGACCGAAATCGCGGCATTCATCAACCGCACCGACCTGACTTCGATGCTGGACACCTTCATCGATCAGGCCGAAGCCGAGATGCAGATTCGAGCGAAAGAGCTTGAGTTCGAGACGCGCGCCACGGTCACGGTCACGGCAGGCGTCGCCACGCTGCCAACGGGTTTCCTGTCCGCACGCTCGGTCATCTGGAACGGCGACGAGGCGCGGCGCCTGTCCTACGTCCCGCCTGACAAACTGGAGATGGTGAACGCGAGCAATCCGAGCTTCGCCAACTACTACACCATCGTGGGCGGCGAGATGCGGTTTGCCGATGATGGCGACGGCTCGGTGATCGCCACGTACAACGCCAAGTTCACGCCACTCGGCGACACGAACACCTCGAACGCGATCCTCGCCGAGTTCCCCTCAGCCTACCTCTACGGCTCTCTCGTCCACGCGGCAACCTACCTCAAGGACCAGAACGCGGCCATGGGCTATAAGGCCCTGTTCGAGGAACAGATGGGCCTCCTGTTGCGCAACAACAAGGACCGCAGGTATGCCGGGGCCGCTCTCCAGACGAGGCCGGCATGATCGAACTGCTCGGCTTCGCGCCCGACCAAGACCCGAACACCCCGGGCGTCATCACCGACTGTACGCAGCTCATCCCAAGCGAAAAGGGGATGGTGGCGGCGCCCTCCGCTGTTGATGTGGGAACGGACGTGCTCGTGGCCGATTGCCGCGGCGCCGTCGTGACCAAAAACACATCCGGGGTTCGACGCACGATCGCCGGCACGCGCACCAAACTCTACGAACTGTCGGGAACGACATGGACTGACGTGTCCACCGGCACCTACACAGGATCGGGGGAAAACCGCTGGAGCTTCGCGCAGTTCGGCGATGTCGCCCTCGCGGTGAACGACACCGAGGCCATTCAAGCCTCGACATCAGGCACCTTCGCCACCATCGCGGGCGCTCCCAAGGCGCGGATGATCGTGTCCGCGGCCAACTTCGTCCTGGCCTTCGATACGAACGATGCGGTCTATGGGGACCAGTCGGATAGGTGGTGGTGCTCGGCCTACCAGGATCATTCGTCCTGGACGGCCACAGTCGTGACGCAGGCCACGACAGGCCGCCTGATCGGCTCAGGGGGCGCCATCATGGCGGCGCTTCGCTTCGGTCAGCAGGTTGTCGCCTACAAGACGACAGATATGTTCGTCGGCTCCTACATCGGCCCGCCGCTCGTGTGGCAGTGGGACCAGGTGCCGGGCGATGTGGGCTGCATCGGACCCGAGGCGGTGTGCGACATCGGGGGCGCCCACGTCTTCGTCGGCGAGGACAACATTTGGCTGTTCGACGGCACGCGGCCCGTGCCGATCGCGCAGGGGTACGTCCGGGCGTGGTTCTTCAACGACTCCAGCCCGACCTATCGCTATCGGACTATCGTTGCGCACGACAAGCAGAACGGCCGGGTGTGGTTCTTCTACTGCTCGACCTCGAACAGCACCGGAGTTCCTGATTCGGCGGTCGTCTGGCATCGGTTCAGCAAGCGCTGGGGCCGGGCTAACAGGACCGTTGAGGCGGTGTTCCGTTACGTTACCGCCGGGCTGACATGGGACACGATCGCCACGACCTACGCGACGTGGGATGTGATGACGGGGATTCAGTGGGATTCTCAAGCGTGGCAACCGGCCGGCAGCGCGCTCGCCATCTTCGACAGCACGCACGACCTGAAGACGCTCACGGGCGCGGGGTCGAACTCGGGCTTCACGACAGGCGACTTCGGCGACGACTTCAAGGAGACATACGTCAACGGCGTGCGGGTCCGGTTCCTGACCGAGCCAGATACCGGGGCTGTCACCGGCTACACCAAGAGCGGCGCGGGCACGGACTTGGCTGTTGCCAGCAGCGGCACCATGGCGGATAGCAAGTTCGACTTGAGGCAGACCGGCCGATTCCACCGCTTCGCCTTCACGTTCACCGGCAGTACCGAACTGAACGGTTTTGCGATGGACGCCGGCCCCGCGGGCACGCGATGAAGCTCAACGAGAACCAGCAATTCAGCGACGCGACGCTGATTCAGTCGCTGTACGCCTGGGCCAAGTCGGTAGCGGTGAAGGTCAACCGCATGTCCGGGAGCGAGTTCACGGCGACCTATGACCCGCCGAATCTCGCGGACGGCATCATCACGACCACCACGGTAAGCGCCAAAGGGGCGGCCGTTGGGGATTATGTCCAGGTGACTTTTTCGCGCCCGTTGCAGGGTATGTTGATATTCGGCTCAGTCAGCGCCGCAGATACTGTGACCGTCGCATTCCTGAATAGGTCAGGCGGTGCGTTAGATTTGGCAAGCGGCACGATAAAGGTTAAAGTCACGCCAGAATGAAACTCTTTTCCGTCCCGGTATCGCATATTGGCGTAGCGTGGGCGGATGGAGCGAGTAAACTGGCAGAGGCGACAAACCGCGCGAAGCGCGAGATAACGCCAGATCAACTCAAGATGCTCCTACTCAGGGGCGAGAGAACGCTACTCGGTTTAGCTGACGACAGCCACAAACCGCAGGCGTGGGCAGCAGTGCAAATCCAGGTGCTGCCAAACATCCGAGTCCTCTTTGTCTACGCGATATACGCCCCCGGGAATACCGGGCCAGAGGCGTTCAATCTGCTCAAGCAGTACGCGCGGGATAACGGATGCGAAACCATCCGCGGGGCGTGTGAGCCCTCCGTAGGGAGGCTTTTCACGAGGAAGCACGGGGCGAACATCATTTACTCGGTGTACGAGATCGAAACGACCTAGGAAGCATATGGCAGGCGGCGGAAGCGAAACCACGAGCACAGGCATCCCGGAGTGGATGAGACCCTACGCAGAGGGTTTCATGCAGCGCTCGCAGCAGGTTGCCGACCTGCCGTATCAGGCGTATGGCGGCCAGACGGTCGCGCAGATGAACCCCTACCAAACCGCCGGCCTCGACGCCACCGCGGCGCGTGCGATTCAGGGCTCGCCGGTCAACGATGCGGCATCGTCCGAGCTACAGAAAACGCTCGGCGGGGGTTATCTCAACAACAACCCGTACATGGATTCCCTCGTCAACCAGGCCCAGGGCGACGTGATCCGGAACTACCAGACGGCCATCATGCCGCAACTGGATGCCCTCGATGCACGCTCGGGCAGCTTCGGCAACTCCGGCGCCCAACACGTCATGGGCGAGAGCCGCTACCAGCTCGGCGACACGCTCGGCAAGATTTCCACCAACCTCCGCGGCAACGACTACGCCGCGGAGCGCAACCGCATGCAGGGCGCTATTGGCATGGCCCCAACGATTGCGAACCAGGACTACATCGACGCAAGCGCGCTGATGGGTGCCGGCGGCGCCTACCAGAACCAGGAGCAGGCCAACCTGAGCGACGCATACAGCCGCTTCCAGGAGGCCCGGAACTACCCGAAGGACCAGCTTGCCACGCTCGGCCAAGGTGTCGGGATGAACTTCGGTTCGCAGACCACCGGCCCGGGTGCGAACAAGGCCGGCGGCGCACTCGGCGGCGCTGCCGCGGGGGCATCCATGGGCA